GGACAGTAGTATTATACGATAACGTATCGGAGGCCATAGAAAGGTCAATAGTGGCAACATTCCCACTAATTGAACCGATCCGGGCCTGCTCTTGGTTTTTAGTCTGATCATAGAGGTTAATTCCTTTTCTGATCAAGGATCGCTTTGCGTAAGAATCGAAAGAGAGCTGGAGTGGTAAATTACCATCTGGCTCGCAAGCGATAGTACGCTCAGTTTTCCAAGACTTAGGTACGAATGCAACACGATTTCTCGATACGAACCTTCCACCCAGATCACCATATCCAAAGAACTTGGATAGGGCGTTAAGGTATGGAAAGGCTCCCGGAGTGCAAACCATCTTCTTGGTTATTTTCAAGAAGGGGAGAGCGTTCCGGCGAGATCGTGACGCAGTGGCTCCTGGTGTGACTCTAACTAACTTGGGAATTAACTCAAGGAAGTCGTTGAAGTCTCCTAAAACATTTGAAATCCAATACTGCATCTTCTCGACCTTAAGTTCCAGATCGGGGTTTTCACCCCGCTGAAAGCAGAAGGTATCGAGTCGATCGTTAGTCGCAGCGCATCGACGCTCTCCGTCCTCAAAGGACAAGAGAGCTGAGAGGCGCGCTTCTAACGGAGCAGTAAAAGATACATTCTTTTTAAAGAATGCTTCAACTTGTAGTAGGGTCCTTGCAACCTCAGCACATGTTACATCGTGCGCTGAGAAGTCACAACAAGATGCCAGCCGCCTATAATCACGAGCACGGACGAGTCCGTGCAAGTAATTGTAAAGCGATACTGGCAGAACATCTCTTCGGTCTTGCAAGTAACATCGACATATGTCGTACGTTATTTGAGTAGGTTCCATTACGGAATCCTCCTTGTGAAGTAAGTTACGGTGGGTTTAATCCCACCGGGGGTAGTCATTTGTCCTTACGGACGAAGAACTTCCCCCCACGTAGCCCTGGCAAAAGTGACAAGAACCACGAAGCATTTTCTAATACGAAAATTAGAATTTTCTTCGCGACCTTGCCTAGCTTAGCCATTCTTGCGTGTTCACTGTGTTAGTGAACTCATCTCCCGCGACAATGTCGCGAAAGATGGCAAGCGCTGCGGTAACGTCAGCCGCTATCCCATTTACAGGACGGCGGACCTTTGCTTCAAACAAGACCTTGCTGGAGAGAAGTTCTCCCGCTGCGTCCTCGGTAGAAGAAAGCACTGAAACAGTGTCTTCGATTACAGAGGTTGCTCCAGCCGCCACCTTACGCCGCTCAATCACCAAGCGAGGTTCGCTTGATGTGTGACCGGTATAGGTGTACGTACGTGAGTTACCATTATCGGCAAACTCAGTGAGTGACGTCGTCATCGCCGCCATAATAAGCCTCCTTTGGCTTATAGTTTTACCCCGACTTTCCACAACAGAGCGATAAGGTCAGTGACCTTTGCAATGTTGAGAGAAAGCCGAGGTATCGGGACGGTGGGAACGTAACAGGGCCTTCTATCCCGCCACTCAATGGTGTCAGTAATACTTATATCCGTCCAGTTAGTTGAGAGACCAGCAGCATTATCATTCAGGACTACAGAGTAGCCTTGCGTGATCGTGGTGTAGGCCCCAACGCTGTGCGAACAAGTATACTGATCATTGAGCGCCAGGAAAGAAAGAGCAGCAAGAGCATTCCCAATATTGACAAGCCAATCTAAGACAAAGCTATACGGAGTTAATTCGTACAGCGTTATCGGAAGATTCGCAAAGGCAAGATCGGGAACAAAATCAGCAACAATCCGACCTCGAACGCCAAGCTCCATTTCAACGGTATCGTTAAGATACAGTTTATAGTAGCGCTTGGATTCGACCAAGTTACTTTCAGTAACCTGGAAGGTCTGATCAGTGCCGACTCGCTCCTTGTGCCTGGTTCTACTCTTCTTCTTCAACCCCACAAGCAGCTTATTGATATCTTCGATATCATACATCAGGATACGCCAACCGTACCTACCTTCCAACCAAGCGTTGAAAGTTTGGTCGACGGCGTTCTTTACCTGACCAGCCAGTTTCCATCTTTTTAGATCCGTAAGGTACGCGTCCCAGAGTTTTGCAAACTGGAACACGCAACCACGGAACATGGAAACAGTCTTGTGGATTTCCGCTAGAAATGTACCCGCATCCCACCCGCGACTGTAAAGTTTTGCAGCCGCGAGCTGGGCATAGTATCGAGGCTCAATGCCAAGAGACTGCGCGACAATTCTAGGGTTTGTGGCATACTGAAATGGAGTGGACAAGTGACGAGATTGAATAACCTCGTTACCAAAGTCCTTCCACCACATCTCAACTCGAGTTGAAGTTGTACCATCTTTGGTAAACTCCATCCAAGAGTTAGATGCTCCCGTGGTCTGCCTACTATGTACAGCGTACAAGTAGTCAGTCATAGGCAGTAGCTCACCACGATTACGACGCTTGTGGAAGTCTGGAATGTTTCTACCTTGGTAGATATCCAGATGATACTTGCGATATGAGTTCGATTCGACGGACCAAGCCGTCCACGGTGACCCAATTGGGGACTGTGAACGACCTTGGCGACCGGCGATCTCGTGCTCATCGATGAAAAAGTTTTTATTACTTTTCCGTCCGTAATCGATTGAAAGAGAAGACATAGAGAACACCTTACTGTTAACTCCAGCGCACCCCGCGGTGCTTACCTTATAGGCATAGCCGGGTTCCGGAGCCATAATGGAACCCCTCTTTCTCCCGTCTGGCATAGCTAGAGCATCGGGTAGATGGCGATTTCTCGCCACCTACCTTCCGCTTCAGCGCAACCAGGAG